CCTTTTGATTAACAGAATTGACTAGCTGAGGCTTATTGATTTTACGAAATGGTTTACCAAAGAGAACAAAACAAAGAGCGTCAAGAACGGTAGATTTGCCTGCACCATTCTCACCAATTACAAGTGTATTTGTCGATCTATTAAGCTGAATTTCAGTCCAAATATCACCAGTCGATAGAAAGTTCTTCCATCGAACATGTTCAAACACTATCATCCAAGATCCATCTGTTGTGCTTCAGTATAAAGATTTGAGAATAACTGATTTAGTCTCTTCTTATCTATATCTGTGCTCATGTTGTCAACGTATTTATGAAGCGATGTGAGTGTATCCTCTGCTTCATTAATGATTTCTTCTTCTGTCAGCATTTCCATATGCTTATTATCTTCAACGATAGAAATATTAGCTGGATTTGCTTTATAGAGATTGTCCATCACAATATCAAACCAATAAGGATTCGTCTTGTTTTGAACGATTACTTTAACATAAGTGTCTTGGTACTGATCGAACTGGTACTTTTCGATCAACTTTTCAAACGTAGTATCTGCATCATCATACCAAACCTTATAGAACATTCTATAAGGATTCTGCACAAAAGTCAACTCTCTTGTTTCAGAATCAAAGATATGGAATCCACGCTGATCATTATAGTCGTTCCAGGTCATTTCATATGGATTACCGAGATAATGAATATTACCATTCGATGACTTGTGGTGAAAGTGGCCAGAACAGACCATATCAAATTTCTTGAATGGGTTTGTGTCCATACCGTGATCGTTCTTCATCCCACGATACATTTCAAATCCATTCAGTTCAAGATGACCAAAGAGAACCTGAGCCTTCGTATTCTGAATAAATTCCATACAATCAGCATAGTTCGTGTTATTGATCCATGGCATCATTGCGATCAATACACCATCAAAAACAATCTCTGCTGGTTCTGAGAAGAGATAGATGTCTCCTCTCTTTGTAGGATTTAGTTCATTGATCGCATTGATCTCATTTGTATTACGATAAGGGATATCATGGTTGCCAACGATTACATACAGCTCGATACCGTTCTGCTCGCATGGTTCGATGAACATCTTCTTGAATCTATTGAGAGTGACATAGTTGATAAACTTGCGACGATCAACGATATCACCAAGATGAAAGATCGTCTTGATGTCATTCTCAATGAGATATGGGAAGAAAATCTCTGAATAAAATTTCTCAAAGAAATTTAGGAATTGCTGGCTGTCATTTCTCACACCAAAGTGAGTATCAGTTATAAGAGCGGCTTTCATTTATCCTCGCTGATAAGAACATCGATCGCAGTAGTATTTTTATTTCTCTTCTTACGTCGCTTTGTCTCTTCAAAATTTTCGATAAAATGTCCAACATGATCACGAGTCCATTCATTCATTTTAGAAGGAGCGGTATAATCTGTATTATCATGATCTTGATTATCACTTATTCTATTCATGATTTGCATATCTTCAGTTAATTTATGCTTTGTGTAGAGATACTTTTTCTCTTTTGCAATTCTCCGTAGAAATGCGTAGTAAATAATTTGAGTAAAATAAGCAAATGGATTGTTTGACTTTTCGGGATCGAAGTTGTCTATATACATCAGACAGTTTTCGATACCGTCACTGATCATTTCTTCTTTGAAAGTATAGTTGATGAAGTTTGGCTTGTGGGATAAATGCACTGCAATCTTCATGATGCACTCACCAACATACGTTGATACTAGTGGTCTAGGTTTTCCTTGACTCTCGTTAAGTCTTACCTTCTCCTTATATTCAACCATTGCAGCAAGGAATTCTTTATTATTCACATAATGCTGCGTATTCTTCTTTGTTTTTGCCATTAATGTACCGTAATACTTGTGTTAGAATATCTTTCAAATAAAGCTCTAATATAATCTTCGGCTTCCTGTTGTTCTTCAGATTCAGGATTTTCATTCTGTTCAAGAATATCTAGAATTTCAAGATAATAATCTCGGATATCCTTTGTTGGTTTTAATAAAAGAATTACATGTCGAGCTCGAAGCACGAGATCAGTTTCTTTTGAGAATGGAATCCATTTAGCAGAACGAACTACAGCTCCCTCCGGTGTATTATATGTAAAGAACTGAATTGGTTGATGGATTAAGATATATTCATCGTCTGCAACATCAACATAAGCAACGATATCTTCACCAGTAACCAACTTTAAATATACTATATCTCCTTGCATTTGTCAACTCCTTTTAGAGTTTTATGTTGTACATCTTATATTCAAATTCCTGATCGTTATAGATCTTCACACGTTCGGCAAAATGTTTGAGTGTAAAGTTAACTTTTGCTTTATGTCTCAAATCATCTGCTATGTCGTAAAGTACTGCTTTATCCTTCGCACTTCCCTTACGCAACACTCGACCAATAGACTGTAGAACTCGTATAAGAGACTTAGTAGGAGAACTGAAAATAACGTTATGAAGATTCTGAATATTTATTCCTGTGCTAAAAGTACCGTACGATGCAATGATAATAGCGTTGGTCTCTCGCTCAGTAATTGCTCGTACATGTTCTCGTATTTCCGCATCTGTTCCACCGTACACAAAGAATACTTTTCTTCCATCTTTCACTGCTTTTGATATCATTTCATACATTACCTTACCGTGCTTCTCAACATACTGAAAAAGCAACAGGGTATTTCCATTTAGAGACAATGTGAGATTCTTGATAAAATTATTTCTTTTTTGGTGTGTAACGATGTAATCAACTTCATCCTGATACTTCATCTTGCTTACTAGTTTTCTTTCAGCTTCAGGATATTTCAGAACTAGAGATTTGATCTTGAATTGTGCAAGATGATTAGAGTCAATTAATTCCTTTGTTCGAACAAATTGCTTGACTTGTCCAAATAATCCCTCAAGGATGAGTTTGTGGCATTGAGTTCCATCGAGTGTTCCAGTAAATCCAAACCGATATTTACAGTTTTCAAGATTCGTCATAATCGAAGTAAGAGATTTTGCTTTGAAGAGGTGACATTCGTCTCCGATAACGAGAGCATATTCAGCGAAGAACTTCTTACGTTGCTTGTAAATTGATTGCCATGTTGAGATTACTATAGGACATTCGCTCGTCCTTTCCTGCCCACCCATTACAATATGAATATCGTCTGGATTCGAGCCGTAGTCAATGAAATCAGATCTCATCTGGTGGACAAGAGAAGTTGTTGGAACAATCACAAGCGTTTTTGCTCTATACCACTGAACAAGCATCCATATGATAAATGATTTACCAGATGCCGTTGGAGAAATGATCAGAGCTCTATTATTTCTTACACAATGAGCGAATGATTCGAGCTGATAATCTCTAGGTTTGAGTTTCGTATTAATCTGCTGTACAAACTCTGTCGCTTCTTTAAGAGAAAAATTTTCCTGAGTATAGAAATCGTCTTGATACTCTACTTCGTAGTCACGTTCTCTAACAAAATATTCTACATATGGAAGCAAACCAAGATAGAGTTCCTTGGTCATTGCATTGAAAAGACGAATTCGCCCATCCCACATTCTATTACGATATGCCGGCATGAATTGAGCACCTGGCACTATGAATGTGAAATAATCTGACAGCTCCTGTCTGATAACAGGTTCTGCTTCAATTCTCATATAGACTTCATTTACTTTACTAATAATCAAAGTATTCGCTCTTATATCATTATTGCCCAGAAGTAAATCTGAGAAATTCCAAGCTGTTCTTGATGACATAACCCCTCGAGTTTATATTTTTTATAATTTCTTCGAGGACTTCAACAATTTCGGTCTGATATGCTATACGAATATTCAGATCGACCATCTCAGAATCACCTTCTACATAATATGAAACGTCCTGTTTCAGTACTTTCTTTGGCCATGGTTCACGGCCAATTTCAGCCAAATCTTCAGGATTATTCAAATCACCTCTATAATAATCCATCAACTTTTGAGTGAGTTGCTTATGCTTCAATTTAAGACTACGAAGCTTAAGCCGTTCTTGTGAGTAGTGTTTCAAATACTTGCCATGCAGTAGTGGGATATTCAGACTTTCACGAGACAATTCCGTCTCATCAATCTTGCAATCCACCTGCCACATCTCAATCACATCTTCAATTTTCATCTCTTAAATAACCAATCCTCACATTTTGAAGATAACCGCTTGCATCATATGATACTGTTGGATCTTCGTTTTCAATATATCTATCACTATTTATATAATGCTCTTGGCCCTTCCAAAGTGGAGTGACTGAAGCTCCTATCTCTTGATCATAGAGTACTTGATTTCCCCTTCTTAAATGCACTTCGATAATCTTACCACCAATCATCTCAATATTCAGATGGGGACAATCAATCTCATTGATAAAGTCAGGTAAAAGAATATCTGTTAATTCTATCCTAATCCACTTTTCGAATTTTGTCAATTCCTTTTTATTTTCAATGCCTTGCATAGCATGAAATGGTTCCCAAGCAAAGATCGAACTAGAAGGAGATTTTGTTCTTTTAAAATCAATGCTGATGTGATCGCCTTCAAAATATTCACACCAAAAATATCCAGGAGGAATCAATGCATGGTTTTGCATATCATCCGCTTCTGAGATATCGATTCTCCGAACGTGAGAACCTATACCCATACCATATAAATTATAGGTGGGGCGAATGATGTAGTTGTTTGTTTTTGTAA